TGTTAGCGTAGTATCAGCTCCAGGAGCTGCCACATCTCCAACAGAAAATGTCCCTTTATATAAAAAAGGAGATACAATTATGGGTTTATTCAAAATTACCCCATCCCCTTCAGTTGCATCCCAATCAATAGGAACATTGACTTCTGCTCCCGTAGCAATTGTTGCTAATTTAGTTTCGAGAGTAATTAATCTTTCAATCAAGGCAGACACAACCGAGACTTCTGCTTTATTCTGTAAAGCTCCCGCAATTTCCTTAGTAGGAAAAGCACGCTTAAAACTCGCCCAGGGATAGCTTGTGGTGGCCACTCCAAAAGTCGCATAACGCACATAATGGATCGTCTTAACCTGCCCATTTTCAAACTCACTATTAGTGGGTTCTTCCACAATTACTACGTTGTCAGATATTATTCCTGATCTAAACTCAAGCACTTCTCCATTTATATAAACTACGCCATTGCTAACAGTGTTTCCTGAAAGTTCACAGCCTTTTATAACAGATAAATCTCCCGCCAAAGCTCCAAGTTCGTTAAATAGCTGATACGCTTTTTGCATATTATCCAGCACATTGACGTCCATCGGGAAGCCACCAGTTTGTAAAAAATTATACAAATTCATTATTTCTTACCGTTTAGTTGTTTGTATTTACTCAGCTCTGTGGTTAGTCCCTCCACCTTTTGCTCGAGCTCATGTATAGCCTTTCGGGCTTCCGCTAATTCTTTAATCGCTTCTGTAAGTCGTTGCCCTAGGTCGTCCACCATCTGTCGGTAGTATTTCAGCACCTTATCAGCGTTATCAATCTCGTTGCGTTGTGCCTCAGTTTGTTTTGTCTTTTTTTGGATAAACCAACCAAAAAATCCACTGATTCCACCTGTAATGGCAATCGTAAATAGGTTAATTAAAGATTCATTCATAGTACATTGATTTTATATTTTTTTCCACCCATTTTGTAATAATCAATCAGTGATTTCAATTCATAAATTGAGTTATCAATAATTTGTTGTGGTACATATACATTAAAGTCCACCCCTGTATCGGCATAATCTCCCGCTTCCCTCAGGTACATCGTCCCCAAAAAAACAGGTTTATTTTCACCCGTTGTATAGAGGTACTTTCGTTTGTATCGCTGCCCGTCACCAATATAAATCCGCCTCAAGCTTGGGTCTAACTTATCGTTCAATACTTTGCGCAGGTAGCATACTTGCCCTGTGTGGTGCACCTTATATAAATTATCATCTCTATACCAGAGCCACTTGTCATACATATTTGCAATAGGCACAATCAAAGCCTGCAAGTAGCCCACAGTAATTGGCTTTCGCAAAAAGGCGGGTAGCGCTAACAACGCTAGTTTTTGATAGTCTACTTTATACCACATATTCAATCGAGTTGAAGTCAACTACCTCAAAATACCCACTCACGGGAATGGTTTTTACATTGATGGGTTGTGCGGCTCCATATCCATTAGTGGTAGCATCAATCCAACTCGATTGTGCACTCACTATGTGCGGAATTAAAACTCCTTCTACCTGTTGGAGTTTGTCAACCAAATGTGCCAGCACTAACTCCCCATTAAAAGGCAGTTCTTTCATATACTCCTTAATTGCTGTTTCTACAGGTTTCCCACCATTTAAAATGGAGCCTCCGTTGGCATCAATCAATAAAGGATCACGGTATATTTTTAACGTCAAATACAACTTATCCGGAGTGTAATTGATTACAGTAGTCTTTACTCCTGCAAAACGTATCTCTTCAATGTATGCCTGAAAGGCCTCACTTTGGGGAACCGTAATGGGAGCTAAAACGCCAGATGTTTCGCCAGCTATTTTGATAATCACACGGCTGTCTCCTGAGCCTTCAACCACCGCTGCGTATTTTATTATTTTAGAGTTTAAAATCTGCTCATCGGTGGCGGTAGTGTTATCAAACACATCGCTATCCGTCAACAAATCAAACCCATACTGAAACGCCAAAGCCATAGTTCTGTACCAGGACAACGTTCCGCTTTTTTGTTGTGCTAATGCAGTTGAGAGTTCAGTCTTATGGTTATCGAAAAGTTTTTCGAGTATAAAAATGGAAATGGCAACTACATCAAAAAGGATATTTTCAAGGGACACCTTTGAAAATTGCTCCTCAAAAACGGCATTTTCTCCCAAAACATATACATCTTTAATAACAGCGTTGCCCATAAATGAGCTCGTAATTTCTGCCTTTATTTCTGCTAATTTTCTTGCCATTACTTCACTATAAAATTTGTACCTATGATCATATTCCCAATTCCAATATTTTCTATTTCTTGGCTTTGCTCATTGGATAAAGCAGTAGCTGGCCGATTGTACTCATTATAAAAATCAACAACCGCCTTATTAGTAATTGTAGACACTTTAATAAATGAGCCTACCACTAATTCATCTGTTATACTAGCATTATTTAACAACGCCATTTCAAACGTATTTTCAATATCACCAGTTTGTTCAATCACTTTGTCTAAAAAGGATTGCCCATTATAAACTAGACTATTCATAGCTTGCATCAATTAACAAAGGCTTTCCTTCCTCCAGTTGTACATTCCTAACCATTAGTCCATCTCTTTCAAAGTGCACTCTAATTCTATGGCGAAATCTCAGGAAATCATTATCCAATAAAAGCTCATCAATAGCAACGCCAATGGTGGGATTTTTTTTAAACTCACCAGGGTTGGCAATTAGTATCAATGCCTGATTTTGGTTCATTGTATTTGCCACAGTAATTCCGCTCATAATCAGTCCGTCTGCGCCTCTACTGGTATTAATTAATAGATCAACTCCCTGTAGCGCGTTAGCGTTATCTGTTAGTTGTATGCCCGTTGTTTTCATTGTAAATTCCCGTTAAATGTTCCCGTTACTGCTCCATTGGGAGCTATCAAACCGCTACTGTAAACTACCGTGGCTTCTTTAACGTAGGCATCAATTGCATTACTAAGACGGGTAGCAAATTCATCTATTGATGTATCTTCACGCTCCATCATATCGGTCATAATTGCCTCTATTTTAGTTTTTAGATCTGCTTTATTCAATGCCATTTAATTCTCTTTTAAAATGCCTTTAAATTTTGTTTCTACCTGAGTGATTTTAGCAATCGTATCAGGTATTGGAGTTCCACTTACGCCCGCAGGTGTAAAAACTTTTAGTCCTTTAAGCAAAGCCGTTAGCTCGCTCATAATTTCGTATAAACTTGTGCTATCATTTTTGAGTAGCATCTTTTTGTCTGTGCTATCAAGTATAAATTCAAGCCCATTTTGTTTGTAGTCAATAGACTTTACCTGGTTAACCTTTACCACAAATAAGCCGCTTAGCGTTCCCGTTTGGCTCATTAGGATTACTTCGCTGTCTTCCTTTGGGATTACTCTAAAGTAGTCCTCAGCTTCATCGCTTGTGGCGGTCAGCCGAACATCCGAAAGAACCAACTCACTCAGTAATTTAACCGTGCAAGTATCTCCTTCAATAGATACTACCGTAGCAGTTATGGGCAGGTTGGGAGTTACCCCCAAAGCTTCGACTAATGCTTTTTTTATTTCGGCTGCAGTATCCATTTATACACTTAATTTGATCCCTAATTTCACAGTGCGTTTTGCACCGCTTTCGTTAATTGCAGTGGTTACCCCAACTACATAATAATTTCCGTCTTTTTCTGGATAGTCGCTGTCCATTATTTTCGCCGAGTAGGAGGGTTGAACAAATGGAACTAACCAGCTATCAATACTTCCCTCATACATATCGGCACTTCTTCGCAAAAGTTCTGCGTTTGCTATCCTTTGCATATCTGCTTTGGCTATAGAACCTACCTTTAGGGTAACGGTGTCGCCACCTGTATTGCCTGCAGTAAATTTTTCAACTTTACCTTTTACGTTGGTGCTTTCAACCGTGATTTCCACCTTTCGGTCTATGGCTTTTTTAAATTCCAAAGAACTTTTTTCTATATTTTTTTGCATGGAGTACACTACGTTGCCGCCTTTTTCAAGGTAGGGGGCATGAATATGAAGCTCCTTTTTGTCGGTTTTAAAATAAATATTAGCCTTTGTCTCCTCGGCTAACTTTTTCAAAACGTCATAACCTGTGGCCTGGTGAATTACAAACTTTTCGTAGGCAATATCATAATCGCACTTAACCGTAAAGCTTGAGTCAATTTGGTTAACAATACTCTCAGCAATTTTTTTCAAAGAGGTTGGCTTTAGCTCAACATTTTTAACAGCTTTTCTAAATAAGAAAAGTGCATCCTCACACATAATTTTCAAGGAGCTATCGTTTGTAGTTACATCTTGAACGTAACCCACAAATTCTGTTTTTAGATCGCCATCATACCCCGCTTCTATAATAACCTCGGTTCCCCTGTTCACCTTGTCCTGTATTTTAAGAACTTGATTCATTACCGCTTCTGGAAGTGTAATAATTGCAGTATCCAAAAGTGTGTCCACAGAGCTTTCTATTTCGATGCGTGTTGG